ACGTTGATCCAAGTTTTAGTTTCACTGTCTTGAATCCGGCGCTGCTAGTCGAAATTTGTTTCCAAAGCGACCGCAGTATTCCGTTCAGACCTAAAGAATTCGCCGGTACTGTAATTCCTGTGACGGACGTAACCTCTGACGTAACCTGCGTAAGCCACCCGGATAGGTTACCAAATGCGGTAGGCGAGGGCTGATAAGATGGAATGCCAGTGGAGTACGTGTTATTGAAGACTTCGCCAGCGGTATCGCTGGTCATCTGTACCCAATAAAACCCTGCCGAAATGGTTTGTCCGCCGAAATTTGCAGGAAAATAGCAGTACATCCCCTGCAAGATGTTCCACACGTTAGTCATGATCGCCGCTGACAGGCTGAATACCCCGCGCGTGCCGGTGAACTGCAGCCCCGCGCTTGATCCGTTCCCAGGAAGCAATCCTAACGGGATGCCACACACCGACAGATTCTTTACGGTTGACGGCTGAATTGCGGCAATCAACTCGTCAAGGCTTAGTTGTTTCAGAACTCCGCTTGCTGCAGAATCAGAGATTCCGAATTTGTCTGCCCCAACAATGACTGACTTCGCCGTAGCGCCGTTGATCAGCGATCCAATGGTCGTCGTGGTTTCTGCAGGGCAGGCGGCAATTGCTGCCGCTTGTGCCGCGTTGGCCTTGGTCGTTGCATCGCTTGCCGCAGCCGTGCCAATCGCCGTGTCTGCCGTTGCCTGCGCCGTGGATACCGGCTTGTTGGCGTCCGAAGTGTTGTCACAGTTGCCAAGCCCGACTTGCGACTTCGTGACGCTGTGCGGGTTGCTGGTGTTGCTGGCGTGCGCTACCGGCGTAGATGCGGCAATTGCAGCGGCCTGTGCTGTGGATGCCGCGCCGGCAGCATCGTAGGCTGTTGAATCAGTTGCCGCTGCCGTGCCGAGCGTAGGAAGCCCGGACAGTGATGCGTAAGCGATCTGCGCGCCATCTCCGCCCGAATGGTCGTGCGTGTCTCCGTTCGTCACACCCTTGGCGATTGGCGCGTATGTTGCTGCATGGTCGTGCGCCAGCACAGAATACCTGGCATCGCCTCGTGCGTTGTTGTGATACTGCGAATGGTCGTCGTCGGCAAGCCCGGTCAGCGCTCCGTGGTCAGTCACGCCACCACCTGGTAGATTGACAAGCTGCGATCCATCGACAGCCGGCAGGCGCGCCAGGCCGTCAAGGATGACCGTGTTTCCGGCAGACGTGCCGTAGTCCAGTTCTGCCGACGTGCCGAGTGTTGGCGTGCCAGTCACATTGGCATACGCGATTGCCGCGCCATCGCCGCCGCTGTGGTCGTGGCTATCTCCGTTAGTAACTCCATTGGCGATTGTCGCTTTGCCGTCGAGTGCTGTCTGAAGGCCAGTCACGGATGCAATGGCGTGCACCCCGGAACCGCCAGCGTGCGCAATCGGCGTGTATCTGGCATCGCCGCGCGCCTCGTTGATGTACTGCGGATGGTCGTCGTCGTCCAGTCCGCTCAAATCACCGTGGGCAGAAGGGCCAGCCGGGCCTTGGACGCCAACCTGCACATACTTGATTTCACTCATCGCGTACCAATTCCTTCTGCAGCGTAATTTCAATGTCGGGAAGCGATGTCACAACGTCCGACGAGTCCTGAATCTCGATCCCCATCACCGCGCGTGATCCAGTCAGTGCGGCCGTGATTTCCTGCGGAACATCGAAGTCGCTCCGGCACAGCGGAACGTCGATGGTGATGTATGGCGCAAGGTCCAGAAGCAAAGTGCTCGAACCAGTAGTAGGTCGTAGTTGCGCACGCACGACGCAACCGGTCAGGTCCATCGGCACCCCATACTGCAAGATTCCGTCGCCCAGGTAGGGCTTGTCGCCGGTGGTGTTGCGCGAGTTGATTTCGACTGTATCGGCGTCAATCACCGTCGCCTGGAAATAGTCTGCCTGACGCGGATGGTCCTCGTCGACCGTGTTGAGCCGCGTCAGCCCCTTGCAGCGAGACACGCGGAAGCGCCAGCCTTCGACCATACCGTGAGCTTCGGCAGCGAGGCGCACGCCGGTCTCTGTCATCGTGATAGCGGTGATCGGGATGTACCGCTGCAGCGCGGTTTCCGGGCGCAGGGTCCAGCGGAAAGTTGATCCCTTGCGGATAGTCAGTTGTAGGCTCATGGTCAGGCAGGTCAAAAATTGCCGCAAGTAACCGTTTTGTCGGCCTTGTCTCGGAAGTTGCGCACGCTGGTTGCGTTGTGCCGATCTCCGAATGACTGCGTGAATCTCGCCGCGTATCGGTCGGAAGCATGTTGGTCAAAGCACTCCGCATCAGGGGCCATGTAGCACAGGCTGATTGCCCAATCGGCCATGCGCTCGTGATACATGGCGCGAATCTCCGGAGAGTCACTGTCGTCGACCATGTCGGCCAACGGCAGTCGGTAGCAGCGCAGCGTAAGCGTGTCTGCCTTGGCAGGCAGCCGGTCGAGGACCAGATATCCCTCAGTGAGCGACCATCCGAAGATTGCCACCCCAGGAGCGCTCGCCGCCTCGATCGAAATCACGTCGATGATTCGAGGGTCGATCGCATATCGCTTCTCGTCGGTCGCTGTGTCGATCTGCGTGATTGAACTGCTGTTGTCTTCGATCAGGAGCGCGCGAACGCACGTTTCGCGCTCTGCTTCGTTAAGGTTTCCGTCAATCTCGTCATCGCTCCACAATGGAGGGCTTCCTGTGTCCCGAGTGCGACGGCGAACCAGCAAACGCAGATCAGACAGATTCATTGACCGCGCGCCACGCAACGGCCATTTCTTCGGCGGTAACGTTCAGTCCTACGACTTTCGCCAGCTTCCTACGGTCTGGCATACCAGAAGCCGTGAAATCGCCTTCTTCATCGCGCTCGATCATGGCCTTGATGCCATCCTGGATCAGTTCTCCAGTGGTCTTGCCTGCCGTCTGAACCGGCAAACTGACAAATTCCTCCGGGTCTGCGTCGGCAGGCACCGCCCCTGCTGAAAATGCCGGCTGAACCAGCATCTGCGGAACGTCGTCACCTTCCGGCCCGAGCACCATGCAGTGGCCGCTGCCGTTCTTTGTTCCGAAACTGATTGTCGCTTCTGTTGGAGATTTCAATCGCACGGATTACCTCATGATGTGATTGCGGGGGATTTCTCCCCCGCTTGTGGTGGTTACGCCTCGTAGGTCGTGGATGCCCGGCCAATCGTTGCGTACTGGATGCCGAATCGCAGCTTTCCGGTCGTCGGAGTGCCGCCGCCGCTCGTCCATCGCACGGTGATCGATCCGCCCGTATGAACGAATCCGGTTGGTACTAGCGGAACCAGTGCCGCCAGGGCGCGAATGTTCCCGTCGTTCAAATATCGGTTCTGGCTGGCTGCATCCCCAACGTCAAACACGTCCGACGTTGTGGAGTTCCACGCCTCCGTGGTGTAGAGGCTGCCGGAGAGAATGACCGAATTCGGCGGGATGTCGATTGCCGCAACGTCGACACCAGTAGTAACGTCTGCGAGATTGATCGCGACCGACTTGAATTTCACGTCCTGGACGCTTACGTCCTTGGTAATTGCCATGATAGTTGTCCTTTCTAGCGACGGTTACAGGTAGTAGTCGAGGCAAATGCAGCCGAAGTCTTGCTGCGTGTCACCGTCGAGGCGAGACATGAACTTTGGTTTGAGCCACCCTGTGTACTGGCTGAGAGTGATGACCTTCTTCGCCCCGTCGTCCGTCTCACCCTCGTACCAGTCTGCGCTGTTCCACAGGTCAGCGAAGGCGAGTGCTTGCTGCCCGAGGAGCAGGGAACGTGTTCCGTCGACCGTGCTGCCAGATCCCCACTTGGAACCGCTGGCGGCGCCGGACGTGTTGTAGACGTTGTTGCTGACGTGGAACAGGATGCCGTCGACCGTGAAGCCGGCCGCGCCGGTGAAAATCGGCGAGTCCATCTGGCGCGGAGTGGCGTTGACGAGAACGTCCCGGAAGTCGGCATCCTTCTTGTAGCGCGCGAATGTCTTTGGGTGCACGACGTGGACATAGACTTCCTGCCCCTTGATCTTCAGCGGCTTGATCCCGCGCGTCCTGGCCTCGGCGCACAAATCGACCAATGCACCGTACTTCGGAACGTGCGAGCTGTCGATCGAGGCGGTGGCGCCGGCCTGCAGGCTGGTTCCGTCGAACCGATAATGCCGCTTGCTGGTTGGCGAGCTTGCGTTGTCCGCCGAGTATTCGAGCTGCGTCAGCGGGTCTTCGGCGCCAGTAACTCGCGCGCTCCCGTCGACGTTGTATGCGTAACTGATGTTGCTGGCAGTCAGAAAACCGAGTTCGTCGTTGATCTGCGTGCGCCACGCAGACAGGCTGTCCTTGGCTTCGCTGCGGAAGTTGTACACCGACTGCTGGTCATCGACTCGACCCTTGCTCGAAACGGACTTGCGCAACTGGTCGGTATGGATTTCCACCCAATACGTTTCCAGCGCTTCGCGCCGGTTGTCGATGTCGTTGTCACCGACAATACCGGACGCCTTCATGTTGGCTTTCAGGCCAATCATTGCCCGGTCGCCGTTTTCGGTCTTCTTCAGTTCCGTGACGCGCTGCACGACGCTGTTCGCGGTGTCGCCGGTGAATTTCTCCCAAAACCACTCCTGGCGGAAGGCCTTGATCGACTCGCGCACCCATGCACGCTTGAATTGAGGTTGGCTTGCGCCAAATGCGGTATATCCCATGATAAAGCCCCGTAAGATAAGAAAAAATGCTTCTTTTTCGTTGGCTTACGGGCCAACCACCGGACACCATTTACCGCTTGGCGACCTAGCTGATTCGTGAATCACGCTTCACGACACGGCCTTGATTTCCGCCCTGGCAAGGGCTGATTTGCAGCTTTACAACAATGTTGCTTTTATGCCACAGTTTCCAGCAAAATGCAAGCGGCGTAGTTGTTTCAGTTCAGGAATTGCCGGCGATCATCATCAGAAGCGCGCTCCCACGAGTCTTGTTTGCTCAAGATCGCGTTGCCTGCCGGAACGTTTCTGCTTCCCACTCCGGCGTCAATGCGCGCTGGCTGCGCCAGAGAATCGCGAGCAGCAGACTCAATAGCGGCTTGCCGGCGCTTGTCCTTCGGAGTTTCTTCGGCAACATTAATGCCGCGCGCTTTGGCGATGGTATTGGCGGCGTCCCAAAGCGCATTGGCTGGACTTGCTCCGGCAGACAAGTAAGCGTCTCGCAGCGCTGTCACTTCAGCGATCGCCTTGCGGTCCCCGCCGCCCTGGCTGGCGCTCAGATTGGAATTTAGGAAAGGATACTTAGCGACAACCTTCGCGGCCTCGCTCTGCAGCTCTTCCGCCACGCGATTCGCATCTGCAGCAGCGCGCGCCGCCTCACGGTCACGCTCGCGCTTCTCGATGCGCGCTTCCACCGCCGCCTCTGCTCTCCGCATCCGCTCCGCCTCGATGGATTCTTCGATTCGGTCTGCCTCATCCTCGCCGTCCGGAGTCAGGCGTAGTTCAAACGCTTGGCGCTTGAGTGCTTTCAGGTCAACGTCTGACGCGGCTGCGGCTTCCTGTTTCGGATTCCGAAGCGCCGAAAGCTCCGCCTCAAGCTGCTCACGTGCCTGTCGCTCGGCGTGTAGACGTGCGTTGACCTCGTCGAACCTGGCTCGCGGAATGACCGGATCTCGCGCAGCTTTGCGTTCCGGCTCCGCATCTTCCTGCTGCTCTTCGGTATCGAGTTCTTGCTGTTCGTCGTCGATACCTTCCAGCTGATCGTCGTCATCAATATCTTCTCCTGTGCCGC